ACTATAACGAGGTTATAGGCGCAGAAGGGTTTGCGGGTACAGAAGAATTATTGCCGGCAACAGTTTTCGATAGGGTATTTGAGGATTTACGCAAGAATCACCCCTTATTAAGTGAAATTTCATTTCAAAATACTACTGGTGTAACAGAATGGGTTACTAGAAATGGAACAGTAGAAGCTGCATGGTGGGGCAAGTTAACTGATGCAATCGCCAAAAAGTTAGGTATGGCCTTTAAGAAAGAACGTACAGGTTTATATAAATTATCTGCTTATATACCTGTAGCTAAAGCAATGCTTGATTTAGGTCCACAATGGTTAGATCGGTTTGTAAGAGAAATCTTATTTGAGTCAATGGCCTTAGCTTTAGAAATGGCTATTGTAGATGGTACAGGTAAAGAACAACCAATTGGAATGAACAGAGACTTAGAAGGTGCTGTTGTGGATGGCGTGTATCCTGTCAAGGACACTGTACCTCTTATAGATCTAGAACCGGCCACGTTAGGGCAAAAAGTTATGGCCCCATTAACTAAAGGTGGAGAAAGAGCAGTTCCTAGGGTGTTGTTGATGGTTAATCCATTAGACTACTGGGAAAAAATATTTGCTCAAACTACTTTTTTGACTGCTGATAAGACATATGTATATGGGGTATTACCAATACCTGCAAAGATCATACAGTCAATAGCGGTAACAAAAGGGACTATGATTGCCGGTATGGCAAAGGATTATTTTATGGGCGTAGGTTCTACTCAAATACTTGAATACTCTGATCACTATAAGTTTTTAGAAGATGAAAGAACTTATATTGCTAAGCAGTATGCAAATGGGAAACCGGTAGATAATGATAGTTTCATTGTCTATAACATTTCTGATATGACCCCTGTTGCATTAGCAGAATTGTCTAGCTTGTCATTGGGTAGTTTAATTTTAGATCCAACATTTGATGCTAATACTACTGAATATACTACAGCAACTACTGATGCATCCAATAACATTAAAGCGGTTGCGGATGATAAAGATGCCACTATTTCAATTGCTGTTGACGGAACTACTCATGAAAATGATACTGCTTATACATGGTCCGCAGGCGAAAACGTGGTAACTATTACAGTTACTAACGAAAGCAATTCTACAACTTACACAGTAACTATAACTAAGTCTTAATTGAAAATAACATTTAATTTAAGCGGCCAGAACAATCTGGCCTTTTAAAAATTTGAGGTAGGTGGTTAGATGCTTCAAGAATTAAAAAGAAAACTAAAAATTACCTGGGATGATGAAGATGTTGATATTCAAGACATGATTGACTTGGGAAAATCTAACCTGAATGAATTAGTAGGGGTTGAACTTGACTATGAAGCAAACAGTCAAGCAAGGTCTCTACTTTTTAATTATTGCAGGTATGATTACAACAATGCTGTAGAATATTTTGAAGAGAACTTTCAGAAGGAAATATTAAGACTGCAGCTTATAACAGGTGTAGATCTACTTCCGGAAGACGATGCTTAATGAAAACTAAAGCTGATAAGATGAAGGATTTGCAGACGAATCGTAAACATAAGCTGATTATTCAGAAGAAGATTTCAGAAGACGAAAGCGGAAACCCTCTTGAAGACGAGTGGGGTAATCAGACAGAAGAATGGGTTGACTGGAAAACTGTAACCGCTGAAAAGTTAGAATTATATGGTCAAGAATACTATACGGCCAAAAGTCTTGGAGAAGAACAGACAGTTAAGTGGAAGATAAAGCATGTTACTTTTGTTGAAGAAATCGATACTGTAAATCACAGAGTTATAGATGTTAGAAAAAAAGATATTTATGATATTAAAGATACTGACTATCTTAAAGATGATGGAATGTGGTTCATCATCAAGGCTGAAAAAAGTGGTGAATTGGATGGCTAGTTCAGTAAACATAGATAACTTAGCCGGCGAAATTGTCCTTGCAGTCAAACAATACACAGAAGATGTCAGTAAAGCAGTAGAAAAAGAGGTAAAAGATACAGCAAAAGTAGTATTAAAAGATATAAAAAATGATTCTCCAGTTGATAAAGGAGATTATAAAAAAGGCTGGGCTAAAAAGAAAACAAAAAAAAGTGGTCAGATAGAATATACAATATACAACAAAGCTAACCCTTACTTAGTCCATCTGCTAGAAAAAGGACACGCAAAAACAAACGGTGGCAGGGTGTCTGGTATTCCTCATGTTGTAATAAATTATGATAAGCATGTACCTGGAATGGAAGCAAACATCAAAAAAATTATAAAGAATGGTGGTGGTTGATATGACATACATGGACTTAAAAGGCGAAATGGAAGCGTTAGGCTTTCCTTGTGCTTATGGAAGTTTCAAATCAGCCCCACCGATACCATTCACAGTTATTCAATTCGCTTACTCTGATGACATGATGGCTGACAATCACAACTACAAAGATATTGGCAACTATCAACTGGAATATTACAATTCCATCAAATTCCCACCGGATGAAATATTAATACAGAATAAGCTTAAAGAATTAAAAATTACGTACACAAAAACGGAGGATTATATCGAAAGTGAAAACTTATACCAAATAGTGTATGATATTCAATTAATAGGAGGTTAACAAAATATGAGTGCGAATAAAGTGCTTTTTGGAATAGAACAACTTCACATTGCTTATCTAAGCGACACGGCTGTAGAAGGAACTCCCGCTTGGGATGATCCAATTGCAATCCCTGGTGTTGTTGGTTTTACAACTTCCCCTGAAGGAAATATAACAACTTTTTACGCTGATAATATATTGTTTTATGAAGCGGATGACAATAACGGCTATACTGGTGATATAGAGTCGGCGAAGATACCGGATGCAGTTCTAGCAGAAATATTAGGTCAATTAGTCGATACCAATGAAATGTTAGTGGAGTCAGCTGATGATGTCCCTAAAAAGTTCGCTTTAATGGGACAAATGCAGGGTGATGCAAAAAACAGAAGATTTGTGTATTACAACTGCAAAGCAACAAGACCAGGACAAGAAAACAACACAAAAACAGAAACCACCGAACCAGATACAGAAACATTACCGATAATAGCCAGGCCGGTTCTTTCAGGAGAAAAAATGTTAGTCAAAGGTGTTATAGAACTTAATGACACCAATCAAGCTGTATATGATGCTTTCTTTGATGCAGTAACATTGCCAGACGCGGTTGTGGCGTAATATGAAAGTTAAAGTTATTAAAAAGTTTTTGGATAAAGAAGAAAAGAAAAATCGTAAAGTTGGAGAGATATTTGAAACATCTGAAAAAAGATTCAAAGAAATAAATTCTACTTCGTGGGGTATTCTGGTTGAAAAAACATCAAAAAAATTAAGTAAGGAGAAGTAGATATATATGAAAACAGTAGTAATAGGCGAAAAACAATTAGGGCTAAGGGCAACACCCTTGGCTCTTTTGCATTATAAGCAAGCTTTTGATAAGGACTTAATGGCTGATTTGGTTAGTATGACAAAAATGGCAGACGCATCAGAAGATGATTTTAGTTCTTTTGATTCACTGAAACTATTGCAAGTGGCTTGGGCTATGAATAAGGCTGATAATTTAGGTAAACCCTTTTCTGATTTTGAGAATTGGTTGTCTGAATTAGAAAGTGTTGATTTTGCAGATGAGTCCTGGCAATGGGACGTGATCAATGAGGCGGAGGCCGGCTTTTTTCGTTCCGCCAGAGATGGTGGGAAATCAAAATAAAGGAAGTAAGACCTCTATATCTGGCAGGATAGACTTAACAATATTAGCAACTGCAAAAAAGATGGGCCTTTCATTTCAAGAACTTAATGAATTAAGAGTTTGTGATTATTTTGAACTTGCTGATATCTATACAGGTGAAAATAAGGGAATTAGAAAAGCAACTCAAGAGGATATTGATAAGTTTTATGCTTAGGAGGTGAACAAATGTCAGAGACAATCAAAGGAATTAATGTAAAAATAGGTTCAGATACTACAGGACTTTCAGCAGCTCTTAAAGATGTTAACTCTAATGCTCGGAACATAGGATCTGAACTAAGAAAAGTTGAACGACTATTAAAATTTAACCCTGAGAACACAGAACTCCTTGCTCAAAAACAGAAGTTATTAGGTAACCAGGTAGGAAACACACGCGAGAAACTGGATAAACTGAAAGATGCTCAAAGTGAAGTAAATGAGCAATTCAAAAAGGGTGAGATATCAGAAGGGCAATATAGAGCATTTCAGCGTGAAATAGTCAAGACTGAAAGCCAACTAAAACATTATGAGTCTCAAATAAATAGTACAACCTCGGCATCAGAAAGATTTGCAAAAAAGATGAAAGTTGTCGGGGATAGAATGAAGTCCGCTGGTGATAAGATGAAAACTGCCGGTGCTGGATTAACTAAAAGTGTGACTGCTCCAATACTGGGAGTGGGTGCTGCTCTTTTTGGTGTAGCGCAAAAAACAGCAAATGCTGGTGATGCAATTCAAAAGATGGCAAAAAGAACTGGTTTATCCACTGAAGCATTGTCAGAATATAAACATGCTGCAGAGTTATCTGGTACATCTTTAGAATCACTTGAAAAAGGTGTAAAAAGAATGCAGTCAACTATATATGATGCCGAAAAAGGATTGTCAACTGCAACTGATGCCCTTGAAGATTTAGGAGTAACATCAGAAGAATTAGCAGGCAAGAGTCCAGAACAACAATTTGAAATATTATCTAGTGCTTTGGCTGATGTTGATGATGCATCAAGAAAAGCGGCGCTTGCTCAAGATATATTTGGACGAGCAGGAACAGAAATGCTCCCAATGCTTGCTGAAGGTTCAGAGGGTATTGCTAAAATGAGACAGGAAGCTCGAGATTTAGGAATAGTCTTTGACCAAGAGGCGGCAGATTCAGCAGCAAAATTTAATGATGATATGGACCGTCTAAAAAAATCATTTACAGGTGTATTCCAGGAACTAGGACAAAAGTTAATTCCTATATTTGTTAATGATCTGATACCTGTTATAAAAGAAACTTTAGTTCCTATGATACAAGACTTTGCTGATAAAATAGCAGGATTAATAGACTGGTTTGCTAATCTAAGCCCAACCATGCAAAAAACAATTGGTGCATTAGTTGCTCTAGCTACAGCAGCTGGCCCAGTTCTAGTTGTGGTCGGAAATATAATATCAGCTATAGGCACGATTATGCCAATTATCACAACTATAGCTACATTTGTTGGAAGCACATTAATACCGGCAATAGCTGCAATAAGTGCTCCTGTATTGTTAGCGGTTGGTGCAATAACGGCAGCAGTTGCTATATGGGCATTGTTTGGAGATGAAATTAAAGCATTTTTAAAAGGTGCATGGGAAGGTTTTAAATTGGCAATTAGTAATTTTGTTAAATGGTTGCCTGAAAAATTGTCTAGTATTAAAGATTCATTCTTAGATAAATTTAATAAAATCAAAGAATTCTTAAGCAAATTTAGCTTGTACAATATAGGAAAGAACATCATTCAAGGACTTATCGATGGAATCAAAAAGATGTTAGGCAAACCCGTACAAATGATAAAAGATATGGCCGGTAATATAACCAAAGGTATAAAAGGGATATTGGGTATTAATTCACCTTCCAAAGTATTTGCTGGGATTGGTGAAAACATGGCAGAAGGCTTAATGGAGGGTTTATCCGCTACAGAAAGAAAACTACAGATGCAAGTTCATACCATGGTTAATGGTATGATACCTCAGCAAGCTACAGCAGGAGCAACTGGCGGTCAAATAACAAGAACCAATAATATAACAATAAATCAACATATATCAGATAAAGCTACAGCTGACTATGCAACTAATAAACTTGGTCAAGTAATACGAGGTCGAGGGGTAGGAGGTGGCTTCCTATAAATGAAAACTTACAATATTACTTATAATAATGTTGATTTACATGTAAGAAACAATTCTATGTCAATAACTAACGTAAAAGCACAACAAATAAGACATTATCCAGGGACTAACAAATCATCTAAAACTAGCCTTGGCCAACAAGCTACAACTATTGCTTGTGAACTTGTCGCTTTTGATAAGGAAGAAAAACTTTTGATGGAGCAGTTAATGTCAACGAATATTGAAGCTGAATTATACATCAACGGCGAAGGAAGATACTACAAAAAAGTAGTAACCGAGGGTGAATTTGAAATGTCTCAAGCTACGAAAGACGGCAAAGTTTGGACTGCTCCTGGTATATTCTTTGCTCTTGATCCAACGCCTTACTCGATTGATACCGGGGAGGCGTTATATTAATGGCTCAGTATTATTATGATAAATATAATATAGACTATTATTGGGATACTAATAGCGCTAATGCTATCTCTAGCAAGGTAATGCATAGCAATACTGTTAATGAAATTTCATCGATTGGGAATGAAATTACTTACTTGGACGGTTGGTGGCCTTATGGTACATATTATGATGCTTATACAACTGTAGTGGTTAGCTCGACTGCTGGATATAACGATTATGAATTGCGCGAAGATGGGGTTTCTCCTTCAGCAGCAGATGTGCACGCAGGCGATATACTCTATGAAGAATACACTAATGGAGTTATTAAATATGAGATAACAGAAAAATTATCAGTATATGATCCCAATTGGGATAGATATGAATATACTGTTAAAATCCGAAAAATTGCTGAATTAACACTTGCTACTTATACAATATACAGGCATCAACAAAAAGGATCATATATAGAAACTATAGTTGCTGAAGATGGTACCTATCCGGATGATGGTATTAGTGGTTCTTATTGGTATGTTAAAACTACAAAACCGTTTGTAACTCTAAGCCCTATTGGTAAT